TGCTGCCGATGGCAGGGGCGAAGGCAAGCGCCAGCGCCAGCGCAAGGTTGCGAGCCGATTCGATGACTCGGGGCAGATTCTCGCGCAGCCATGTGATGCCGCCGATCAGAGCCTCGCTGATGCCCGTGTTTTTGTCGAACTCGGTAAGCAGCTTCTTCCACTCGTCACTAAGGCCCTGAAGGGCTTGCCCAGCCTGCTTTGGTATCTTTTGGAAGTCTGCGTCTGTGCGTTCGCGCATTCGCAGGATGGCGTTCAGTACGCTCTCGACGGTCAATTCGCCATCGGCAGACATTTGCTTGAGTGTCTTGCCAGCGCCGACGCCTGTTTCCTGTATCCCGTCACGGATTGCGCGTGCCAGTGCTGGGGCACCGTCCAGAACGCTGTTCAGTTCCTCGGCCTGGAAGGTTCCAGACTCAAGCGACTGCCCGAACTGGAACAAGGCAGCGTTCAAGCTATCGATCGGGGTCTGTGAATTGGTGCCGAGTTTGTTGATCTGCTCGGTCAGCACGGCCAGCTGCTGGTTCGACAGGCCCAGCTTCTCGGTGCTGCGGGCCAGCTTGGTATAGACGTCGACGGTCGATGCGTAGCTGGTCCGGGTTGCCTCTGAAATGTCGCGCAGTTCCTTTTGCACACGGACGAGGTCTTCCTCGGTTTTGATCACCTGCCGCAGCTTGCCTTCCAGCTGCTTGGCTTCGTCAGTGATGCCGATGAAAGTCTTGGCAGTGTAAAGGGCAGAAAAGCCTGCCACCAAGCCAACAACCTGCGTGCGCAGGCTGCTGATGGTGCTTTCCATCTGGCCAAGACCTTGCTGCCCGGCGGCCTTGCCAGCCTTCTTGCCAGCAGCGCCTACCTTGTCGAGGTCACCTTTCAGGCCGTTCAGTGCCGTCTTGATCTCGCCAAGTTCTGCGCTTATTTTGACTTTCAGGTCGAGGTCTTTAGCCATCGTCTTGCAACCCCTTCATCGCGGCCTTGAAGCCCTTGTCGTCGTACTGTGCCATCCGTGCAGAAGTGACCATCTGCATGTAAAGCGCCTTTTCCCTTTGCGTAATCGCTTCGGTAAAGCAGCGAACCTGGGCCAGCGTGTAGCACCGAATCGCTTCGATGCTGTGGCCGTGGCTTATTAGCCCCTGGATTACTGCTGACCAGCCGCCGTCTTGACTGTTTCCTGCAGACCTTCCACCGCTGTCTTGATTGACGGCAGAAGGCGGCGGGCGAAAAAATCGGCATTGATCTCGATCACCGCCTTCGCCAGCCCGATGAACTCGTCGGGCAGCGCATTGTCCAGCTTGTCCCTCTCGATCCCGGTGGCAATCTGCACCGCCTCGATCATGCGGTCACAGTGCAGCTCGATAGTGGTCAGCATGTCGCCTGATCCATCCAGTGCCGTGACGATGTCGCCAACAATAGGGCGCACTACCTTGGTGAATGCCTGCAGCTTTCCCATGCGGATCGGCGTCACCGTGACATCTTCACCAGAGAACTGGACCGTTGCTTCCGGGGGGTTCAAAACTTCTAATTGGTCAGACATAAAGCCTCGCGGTAGTTAAAAAAAAGGAGGGCGAACATGCCCCCCTTCATTCTGCACAGCCTGAGCTGTTATTCAACCGATCAGGTGATGATCTGCGCCTTGAAGTACTGGGAAACGCTTGTGCCGTTCTTGGTGGTGTCCTTCAGCACTTTGCCTTCCAGCTCGAGCACCGCGTAATCCTCGCCGATCAAGCTGATGTCCTGGGCGGCACCGAGCTTCACGCGGAAAGCGTGGATGGTGGTCGCCTTGCCGCTGCGCGCTTCGTTCAAACCGTCGAAGAACAGCTCGTATTCCTGCGCAGAGTTCAGCAGCGCCTCAACAGCGTTGCCTGCGTCCTTGGTGTAGGTTACCAGCAGCGATTCGCCGTTATATAGTGCGGGGGCGTCTGTCAGAGTGATGCCGCCAGCACTTACTTCGTAGTCTGTGGTGACCACTAGTGTCTGCTTGCCTACGTTGCGGAAGGTGGCTGTGCCGTCAGTAGTAGTGCCGCCGACAGTCGTGCCGAATGTTGGAGGCGATCCAGCAGACGTGCCTGATACGGTGCACTTGTACACGTAGCCGTTCGCAACAGCAGGGGTGTAGTAGTCGCCGACCACGTATGCTGTAGAGTTTGCGCGCGCGCTTGCTGCGGTCTGCGCGTGCTCAACTGTTACGGTTTCTGCGGTGTCTATCGGGTAATCTGTCACGCTGATGCCGCCAGCGTATGACGCGCCCACGTTCTCATCGGTCACTGTACCAGCGGCGATGGCGTTGGAGTCGCCGAACACCGCCTTGGCGAGGTTATCGGGGCTCAGATCATGCACGGACATCGAGCAGGTCACACCGGAAACGCGGCGCACTTCGTTGTACGTGCCGCCACCGCCCTGGGTGAAGTCCTTCAGTTCCTTCGTGTCTTCCTCGATGCTGAAGTTCAGCGCCGAGCAGTTGCCGACAGGTGCCAGTGCAGCGCTAGACCCAGCGACGCGTAGGTGAACCTTGCCCACTCCGATGTATGAATAATCTGCCATTGTCTTGCCCTCGTTTTATGTAACATCACCGCGCACTTGCCGCCTCAGAACGAACGTCAGCGGGAAGTACCCAAATCCTTCGCCGTATGCTGGACCCGGCGCTTCTACCATTTCCAGTGCAGGCAAGCCCGCTACTGGCTTCCATCCCATAAGAGCCTGGATGATGCCCTCTAGGATCGGGTCGGCGTTTTCGCGCGTTCCCTGATTTGATCCGTGCCTGCTGGCGCTTCGCGTCACCGTCCAGATGATGAACTCTTGCGTCAGTGTGGCAATGTGCGGGACGTTTCTAAGCTGGTCCACGCCACTGATGCCGTTGTAAGCGACAAAGCACGCCGCCGCAACCTGCGACTTATCTTTCGCGTTCTCAAGGTCAGAAGCCGAGTAGATTTTCAGCTTCGGAGTGAGTGCTGCCAGTTTCGCCTCGAGCCTTTCAATGATGGCCTCCTCGACGTCGATGAACGTGCTCATGCCTGGATCGCCTTGTCGAAGTGGTTGCGCAGCGCAACGAGCGCATCAACGGACCACTGATCCGGCAGTTCGGTGTTTCCGTTTGCGTCCAGAGGCAGAAAAGGGCGCGCAGGGATCGTTACCTTCTTCACGTTGAACCGTATCCCCAGCGCGTTGACCCAGCTCAGGTACTTGGCGCTCACCGGCTTGATGGTCATGCCGAACTGGTGAACAGCTGGGAACTTGACGCCGTTGCTCTGCAGGTTGGTGCCGATCTCGACGGAGTCGCCTGTGGTCTGTGCCGTGATGGATGCCATCAGGTGTCCGGTGTTCCTTAGTGGCTGGCCTTTGCGCGTCATCGGTGACAGAGGCTTCCACGGGTTGCCCCATGGATCGGTACCGGTGCGAAAGCCAAGCTGGACCTTTGTCTTGACCTTGCGGCCAACGACCTGCATGGCAGGGGTGACGTTGCCACTCGCCGCAAGTAGGTCGTCCATCTTCTTCCGGACTTGCTTGTCCAGGATTTCGATTTCGATGCCGCCGCCCGTTGCCATGTCAGAATCCGCTCAGGGTGGTCATGGTGAAGACGCGGTTGTCGTATGCGTCCTCGTCGTATTCAATGCCGCCGGCGGTTTCAACCTGGACGGATGTGCTGGGCAGCGTGATGGTGCCCTTGGCGATGTCGCGCAGCTGTGAGCGGGCATCCTCGAAGCGCTTGCGCACTTCCTCGGGAGCGTTGTTGCCCCACAGAATGTACCGGGTAATGTTGCAGGCGATCCCGACGATCACGTCAGGGACAGGGGACAGCGGGGTGGTGTACTTCGCCGCAAGGTAGCCATCGATCTGCGCGTCGCAGTCGGCTTGCGCTGATGCCAGCGCGTTGGTGTCTGCCGTGTCGTCGTTGTCGCGATCCAGCAGGTCGTCGATCTCGGTCTCGCCGAAACGGGCTTTTAGGTCTGCTTCGGAACAATAGGCCATGAGTGCGACGCCTCAAAAATTAGGTAGCCATCCGTGGCCAGCAGGAACAAGTGAGAGCGCGCCGAAGCGCGCCTCGGTTACGACAGCTTGACAGTCTGGATTGCAGCGGGGATACCGCACACCATCCGAGCGTGTGACTGGACTGAAACTTCCCAGCCTTTGACGCCCTGGCTATCCTTCAGCTCCATGGAGCCAAGGTAGTAAGGCTGACCCAGCGCTCCCTGACCAACAGACTCGACAGTGTCGTTCGGGGCAAAGCCCTGGAAGAACATGCCGGCCACGCCAGTAGGGAATGCGATCGCGCGGTTCGCAGTGATGTTCACGTCCGCAGTGCCGCGATAGCGCTCGAAGGTAACGCCGCCGAAGGTGACCATCTGACGGGTATCGCCGCGCAACTCAGCAGCAGCAACCCAGTTCAGGTAAGTCTTCTGGATGTGCGCGTTGTCGATCAACTGCTCCCAGTAGCCGTCTTCACACAGGCAGTGGATGCTGTTGTAAGTGAGGCCGCCAAGGGCTGATTCGATTGGCTTGACCAGCTTGGTGAAGATTTCCTTGCGTATCTTGGTCGCATCGTTGTCTGCGACGATCGCCACAGCAGTAGGTGCGCTACCGAACTCAGTAGTGCTCGGAGTGATCAGGCAAGCCATACGCAGTGACTCGTGAGTCAGGTCCATCGTGCGGCGCAGCTTGACCACAAGGCCGTTGCGGCGTGCTTCAATCACCTCGGGTGCGCCACTGGTGCCAGTGCCGCGAGCGTTCAGCACTTCGTCTGCCATCACATCACCCTGATCGCCATAAGAGCGAGTGGTGAACGTGTGGACGTTGCGCTTGTCGAGGCTGGTACGCTGACGCGGGGCGCCACGAGGAATAGCCGTCAACACCTTGCCGGCGTTTGTGGCCTGTTCCTCGATCGCGAGTGTGGTGGAAGTCAACGGCACGGTCTCGAAAATGCCGAGCTCGCCCAATTTGCCGGGCGTGTAGGGCGCTTTCTCAAGCGACTTGACCAGGCTTTCGCGGTTGAAGTAATCGCGGTAGATGTCCATTGTGTTGCTCCTCTAGGTCAGGTCAGCTTAGTCGCGGACTTTGATGTTTTTGGTCAAAAGATCAGCGGTGCCGTTGGTGATGTCACCGGCATCGTTGTCACCCCAGTCCAGCTGGTCCAGCTTCACTTCTGCAAGCCGCTCGATCACGGTCACAGACTGGCTGGAAGTGCTGTTGTCTGCCGCGTAGCACAGGATCGCTTCCGCGCCTTCGCTGCCGTCAGTTGCGTCGTCATCGAACACAACATAGAGGCCATCGCCTGCGGCAACAGTGATCGTGAAGCCGTCACCAGACACGAAGTCAGTTGCATCGGTAACAGTGAAGGCCAGACCGCCAGCGCTGAACGCGACAGCTACAGTGCCAACACCAACGAAGATGCCGTCGGGGTCAGTCACAACGAACGCGCCTGCATTCGAGGCTGGCTCAGTGATCACGACCTTGTAAGCACCCAGCTTCGCGCCTGCGCTTACAACTACAGAAGCGATCGTGCCGGAGCTGCCAGTGTTGCCAGAGAAAGCAGCCACGGATGCGGCGCTTGCAGTGATCGTGGTGCTTGCAGCGGTCTGCGAAGTGTCGACCGTGTACGTGCCAGTGCCGCCAGTTCCAGTGCCGAGGGCAGTGATCTTGGTGCCAGCAGTAACGCCGGAACCACTGATCGTCTGGCCTACGGACAGAGTGCCAGAACCGACTGCGGTTACTGTAAGCGTGGTGGTGGCGATAGAGCCGGTGACGCTTGCGGCGTTTGCTGCTCTAACTCGCTTGGCCAGCACAGCACCGGGGACAAGAGCGCCCTGGCTTGCGGCCAGAGTAACGCTCTCGCGTGAGAGTTGGCCATTGGCTTCTGAAACCAGAAACTCAAGAGGGCGGGCGGGTTCAGCGTATGAAGTCATTTTGTATGTCCCTCAGTTGGTGGTGGTGTTCAGGCGCCGGCCTTTCCGGTGGAAACCTGGTCGAAAATCTTTTGCTCTGCGGCCTTCACGTCGAAGTCGACGTTTGCGCCGTCATCGCGGGCGTGTTCTTTGAAGTCGACCAGCTTCGGCATGGAAGCGAGGTAATCGCGCATGAACTGGCGCGGGCTGACCTTCTTCTGGTCATCGCCTTCGCCGAACTCTACGACCTGGTCGGCATCGCCAAGCGAGGCCATGAACTCAGCCAGACCGGCTTTCTGTGCGGGCAGGACCTTGCCAGCTGCTACCAGCGTGTCGATCTCGCCGTCGATCTCTTTACGGACAAGGGCTGCTTCGCGAGCCTTGAGGTTCTTCTCGGCTTCGGCGAAGTCGGCAGCTTGTGCGGCCTGAGCCTTCAGCTTGTCGTTCTCAGCCTGCAGGGCAGCAATCTGTTCTGGTGTCATGGCGGTATCTCCGGCTTGTGGTTCGTTGAAAGAAGCGAGCGGGGCAGCTTCGACCTTGGCTTGCTGGTTGCGCATCCGGTCGGCTTCGCCGTTCACTTCGTCGATGTAGTAGCTGGGCAGCACCTTGTCTGCCATTTCCAGCCCTTCCTTGCCGATCATCCAGTCGCGCAGGCCGCGCAGGGCTGAACCGATCACAGAAAAGCTGTAAGGGGAAACCTCGGCGAACTCCACCACGCCTTCCTCGGCGTCGCTGAAGGCCACATCGCGCAAACCCTTTACGGCGGGAGGCTGTGCACCCAGAAAACCAACGTGGCGCAGGTACAGGGTGCCTGGCACTGGGTTGCTGGGGCTGTCTGGCAGGTAGAACGAGGCAGAGCGCTTCTTGTAGCGGCCTTTCTCCACGAGCTCGGCAAAATCAGGATCAACTTGGTCCGGTTCGGCAACCATCACGCCGTCCGAATACGACAGGCTCTTGATCCATCCGAACGCAGGGTGGTTGTCCTTGGGGTGACCGACAACAATCGGTGCCTCATGGACAGCTGGATCGTATGCGGCGACAGCAGCGACCAACAAGTCCTCGGCAAAATCCATCGCGATGCCGTTGCTTGCTGTCTGCTTGCCTGGTCTGAAAATGTCGAACGCCTGCATGGTGTCCCCTCGTCAATGTGGCGAGAGTAGGCAGGCAATTGCTATGTGTCAGCCTGCGACCCGTTCGGTTTGTACGGATTGGTTCGTGTGAGTGCCGGTGCCATCCTGTTTGTGCAGCGGCAAAACGTACTCCGCCACAGTGGATGCACCAGCGTTTCGACGGTTTGGATAACGACCAGATGACTCGTAATTTGGTTGGCGCCAGCATTGCCATGGATCAGGTGCGGGTGCTCAATCAAGAAGGGGTGAAAGATTTTCACTTCTATACCTTAAATCGCTCT